GACGGGGGGTGGGCCATTTTGCGGGCCCTGTCCCCCCTCTTTTGAAGTTCAGAATGGACGAAATGGACGAAAGCTCGTCAGAATTCTCGTTCAACAACTTGATAGTTTCCAGTCAAGTTGAGTTCAAGAATCTCTTCAATCGCTTCATTCGTTGCTTCGAGTTGATCGGCTTCGGTGAGGTCAGTACTAGTGGTGGTGACCCGTGCCAGGTAGGCACAGGTGTGGTAACCTTGAGTAACATCAAAGTTAAACCACTCTTCGAACTCATCGAAAGGATCGTAAGGATTGTCCTCGGTAGTGAGTGCTAGGCGTAGCATGGCTCTATACACCCCGTTTCAAGGACAATGGACAGTTGACAATGGACAGAAGGCTAGCCATTCAGGTATTCCCTAACTCTAGCTGTGGAAATGCCCAATGCCTCAGCGATCTGTGCTGTGTTGGCTCCGTTAGATCGAAGAGTCTTGATTCGATCCTTCTGAGCAGCTGCAAGAGGAACCTTCTGCTTAGGCAGAGCAAGCTCCTTGATGGTATCAAGGTCAGCGTTGGCTAGAATATGCTCCATCATTGAGTTAGATATAGCACCTTTCTGGATGGCTTCCCACTCTCGAGGGGTGGGGACCACTCTTGTGCCACGTCTATCGTAACCAAGACGGCGGCGGGCGGTTGCTATGGCCATGGCCTCTAGCTTAGCCCGTTCTTTCTTGGTCAAATCAGGATTTGATTCAAGCTTCTTCTGAACAACTCCTTGTGCCACCAGCTGGGCCTGGCGCTCTAGGGGCTTCTCCTTGAGGGCCCGGTTCAATTTGGCGCGGAGGGTGGCGACTTCTGGGGCGTATGCCTTTGCAGCCCGGGGGTCTCGTTTGATGGCGGGGGTTGAAATAGCACGCTTCCTAATATCATTGGCCATGGCCTTCAACTCATTGGCGTGCTGTGCGTAAATACCCTCCATCAGCGTACCAGAAGACAGCTTCCTGGCATCAGTGACCTCGGCCATCTGGCTGGTCTTGGTCAGCTTCTTAACCAGCTTGCCCTTCTTGTTGGTATATGACTCGCCGGTCTCCTCATACACCCTGCGTCCAGTAGCCGGATCATACGGACCGCCCTTCGCTGCACTGCGTGGCTTGCGATGGGGTACAAACTTACGACCCTTGGACCTGGAAATAAGGGTAGCGGCACCTTTATCGGCGCCACCCTGGTACTTCCTCTTCAATGCGGCGATGCCGTTGTCTACCTCGGACTGTTTGTAGTTGAGATTATGCTTCTCGGCATCAATAACAACCATGGAGTGACGAACAGCCCGGGACAATTCATCGGCACTGGCACCCTTGAGAGTCATGTCGGTAATAAGATTGGACACCTTACCCATCTGGGTCTGAGTATCCGACATCCTCTTCATCCCAGGGTAGCCAGGATATGTTCTCTTGGGGTCGAATCCCTTCAATCCCTTGAGTGGCGCGGTAGAACGAATCCGGGTCTTTCCCTTGTTGGGAATTACCAGGACGGAGTCGCCATCAAAATCAGCACCGCTAAGACGCTCAGCGACAGAAGGATGGATCCCAATAGCATCCCTAGCATTGCCAAGAATACTTCGAGACTTCTTACCTCGGTTGTTAACAGTGAGCGTAGGAATCTCGAAAGTCCCGCCATGAGGATAACGCACGAGACTAACAACGTCACCGTCCCGATAGTTAGGAGCATATACCTCACCCTTCCTGAGATGGGGCATCGGCAATAACACCTGAGAGGCTTGACCCGGGAGGGCCTTGGCCTTAAGATGTACCGAAGCCGAGTCGCAGTCATCAGCCAGGGACATGAGCATCCGCTTACGAATAACAGGATTCGTAAGACCCATGATCTCATCGAGCTGCTTCCGCTTTTCATCGCGGACAGCCTGAAGTTGGCGCTTGGCCAATTTGGGGGACTGCTTGGATAAGAACTGTGAGGCCAGGGACTGGGACCATGAGTCCCACTTGCCCTCCTCATTCACAATATTGAGTGCGCTCAGTTCCTTCTTGCCAGTCTTCGGGTCCTTAAATAACTTCTGTTTAACGACCGCACCAAATGGATTCTCGGGATCATCCTTCATGGGCTTGAGGACCGTGTGATCCTTGGAGCCCAGCATCGGGGTACCCTTCTTCTTGTTGGTGTTGAAGACTATGTCCTTGCCCTTCGGAATATCATCCGAGTACATGGCCATGCCCTTGAGGTAGTGCGTTCCGTCAACCGAAATACGCACCTGGGCGTAGTTGGAGCCACCGAGGCTGAGTTCTTTGACTCCGCGACGGAGCAGAATAACCCCGTCCATGTCGCTGCCGCCGTCCTCGTCGTACTTAATGGCGACTTTCTTCGAGGATATGGCTCTAGGAGTGCGAAGTCCCGTCGACAGCAGCCCCTTCTCGTCAATCACCACACCAGGAGTGCGGATCTTATCCCTCTGTGCATGAATATCGGCAGCTTTGGTGCCGGGAGGGGCGAGAACCTTGAGAATAGTGTAGTTATCGCTGTTGGCCTGCTTGACCTTGACGTCGTGAGTAGTATATCCCTGAGCCTTCAGGGCCTCAACGGCCGTCTTCAAAGATGTCGACGAACACTGGAGGTTCTGCTCCACTCCGAGACCATACTCGATGAACTTCTTCTGCTTCACCTCGTCGGCCAGAATATCCTTGACCCGGGTGATCTCGTCCTTGCGATATGATGCGTTGGGCTTGAGAAGCTCGCGAACCGAGGACTCGTTGAGTCCCATGCGTCGACCGATCTCCGTGTTGGGCAGACCGGCGTCCTTGAGACGAGACGCTCGAGAAATATCGCCAGCCTTCTTCTCGGCACGAGCGATGCTGTTCAGAGCGCGGTACTCGGTGGTGCTCATGCCCCAGGCCTTGGCAATATCGACCTCGGACATGCCCTGAGCCTTGAGTTTGTCTCGCTCGGCGAGGAAGCCCTGGGCTGACTGATATGGATCCTTGCCGGATCCCCAAGGGTAGCGACCCGAGTGTCGTTTAGTCCCGTAGTGTTTGAGGATATCGGAGGGCATCAGTTCTCCTCAGTCTTGATCTCCTCGATGAGCTTGTCAAACCAGACGATCTTGTCCATGATATGGGCGATGTCGTCGGGCTGTGGAGTGTCGACCAGAATATCGTCGTTCTGGTAGATGCGCGTCTCGACGTTGATCTCGCCAGGCAGCTTCTCGTACTCCAGGCAGAACAGTGCTGCGTAGATATGAAGCTGGACCATGTTGACGCGAGTTACGCCAGTCTTGAGGTCGTGGATGCGGAGAAGATGCTTCTTCTCGTCGAAGCCGATGGCGTCGGCGGTCCCGAAGGCGTTCTCGCTGTGATATAGCACAACCTCGGGATCAAGACCGTAGCCAATGGCGTCGTTCACGTAGGCGTTGAAGGTGGCCTTGTTCCTCGGCATTCGCATCTTGAGGCGAATATGCTCTGCGGCCAGGGCGTGAAGCCTGGTCCCCATCGCTGCCGCTTGTGCTGTCCTGAATGCCTCGCCCAGCTTCTCGTCGTCGTAGTTGACCCAACTGTGCTTGCTGGCGCTCAGAAATGCGTGCAGGCCCTCCAGCCTTGAGTGTACGTTCCAGTTCATCGAGCGTTCCTTTCTCGTTCTCTGGGTATATGAATGATGCGAAGGACCACTTACCGAGCTTGTCGATGAAATGGTCCTGGTTCGGTCGGTGAGCAGCATCTGCGCTTCTCTTGACCTCGAGTGCGGCCCACTTGGATCCGAATATGATGATCAGGTCGGGTATGCCCTGATTGTGGTTCGGATCGTTCTTGAGGATGAGGCAGCCAGGAAGGCGTTCCTCGATCCGGGATATGAGTCCGCGTTGGTAGTCGCGTTCGAGCATGGGGTCTATCCTCGAATCAAGAATTATACCCACGGTTGGCCCTGGCGCCGCATGTGTCGATACTCGTAAGTTGTTTGAGTTTACTATGCGGTGTTGAGGTAGCGTAGTTCGGGCCAACCGTGGGAGGCATGCTGAAGTGAGAGGGGTCGAAAATATAGAAGGCCCAACTCCTTCATTAGGATACATGTTCGCGACGCGGTCTATTGTACATGTCGTGGAAACTTGTGGTGGGGTGTACCCAGGACTGCATGTACAATACGCTTGTCAGATTTGCCAACCAAACCCTGTTTATTCTCTATATATAAGAAAATTTACTCAACTCCTGGTAATCAGAACAAAACTGGCAAATTGGCAAAATGGGGGTATAAACGTTGAAATTGCAACGAAAAGTGCTTGCCAGATCGTTTGCCACCCCCGTTTCAAAACTGGCAAATCGCCCCAAAACTGGCAAAATTTGGCGCACGTGTATAATACAGATTCTGGCCCGTTTCAAAACTGGCAAAAAAACTGGCAAAACACATACGTCACTCCAGTCACACAAACATCAGAATCGTTGCCCACCCGCCGCACCAAGTGGTACAACGGGTGGTACAACAATCACCTAAGAGACTCGTAAAAACCCCTCTCATTGAAGATCTCCTTGACCCGAATCGCCCTCGAAATGGCCTGATCGATGGGTGACTGACTCTTCAGGTAGTAGTAGTTCAGGACTGAATAAGGAGTGTTCAGCCTGTCGATTCGCCCCTCACACTGCTCCATGACCTTCCAAGAGTAGTTCTGAGAGAAGAATATCATCGTGTCACAAGTGGTGCAGTTCCAAGCTTCTGCCCCAGCCGTGTATTGCACAAGGTACACCCATCGCTCGCCTTCCGGCAGGGCCTCATGCTTGTGTCCGTTGTACTCGGCTATCGGTACTCCGAGAATATCCCCCAACGACCGCAGCATGAAGAGCTCATAGTCGAAATTATAGAAGACGATAACCCGAGGATGTTCCTCACACAAGGCTCTCACCGCCACAAGTCTCACAGGATCCTCATTCGTCACCCTTCTCAAGACATGACACAGGCCTCCTGCGTTCTTGATGGGCTCTTCCTTGTACGGATCGAAGCGATACTTCTGGATCGTACGATATGGCTTCTCCTCGTAGGATACCGGGACGTCCGTCCGCTTCTTAACCGTCTTCTTGACGAAAGGCATGTCAACGAGGACCTTCTTACGAAGCCTCAACAGCTTCCCCTGCCCAAGATATCGCTCAAGACGAGGATAGCCCGCTCTGTAGTTGAACTGGCAGTGCTCCCTCTCGAACTGGGTGCGGTTCTTGAAGAAACCATTGGCTATGAACACCGGGCAGTAGTCCATCCAGTTATCACCAGGCGTGCCAGACAGCATGATCCACTCATTGCTACGAGCCATCTTGACAAATGTCTTGGCCCATTTGCCGTTCCCGATGGCCCTCTGCTCGTCGAATATGATGAAGGAGTCACGGACGTTGCTGTAGTTACTGATGTTATTCCACGAATCGACCGTCGTGTAGTCCGTCAGCCCATACATCGAGACATCGCCCTGCCAATCAAGGTCATCCCTCTTGCGAGCAGTGGTGATTATATATAACCTGGGTCCTTCGGCAAGCCGCCTCGGAAGATCGGCCGGATGCCGCACCCCCAGCACTCTCTCGACGTAGTACTGGAGGGCGACAACCGACTTCCCCGAGCCCGGCTTACCGGTCAATATGCACCCATTCCTCAGGTTCTTCACAGCTTCGACCTGATGGGGCCACAGATCAACCGGTCCCAAGGCTCACTCCCTCTTGATCTGGATGCAGACGAGGGGGGCGGACATACTCATGGATTCGATCGGAAGCTCTTCAAATATGACCTCGTCTTCGTTGACGTCACGAATGGACACGGCGGGTCCACCCTCCTTTAGAAAAGTCCAGATATCGAATAGGTCCTCCTTCTCGTAGAGAACCTCACCCCCATTGATGACTGTCAGAAGGATCTTCTCTGCGGGCATCATGATGCTTTCCTCTCAATATCGTACAATGACGGCCGCATCCAAATGGTTGTCAGATGATTGACGTCGTCCTTCTGCTCCCACTCGCGAGCCGAGAAGGTCATGATCCCTCCATCCACAAGACGGAAATACCAGATGGTCCAACCGGTCTCGTCGTACTCAGCCCAGCGTTCGGTGAACTCGGCCCTCCGAATGTCATTCCCGTACTCCCAGATCAGGATATACGGATCATGCCCGTCGTTGTGCGGACTCTTGTACTCACTCACCACAGAACTCCTTGGTAGATGCTTTCCCACTTGCGTCGTTTGGCGTCCCACGCCCTCCTCATCGAGTCGCTGTGAGACTCCAGGAAGAGATTTGAGAGCCTGTTATCAGTCAGGTCACCATTCAGATGGGCGACCCGCTGCAGGGGCTCCAGAGGGCCGTTGAAGGCCTCCCAGACCAGCTTCTGGACATACTTCGTCCGTCTAATCCCACGATCCCATAGGGTTACCTGGACATAACCGTTCGCCCTAAGGCAAGGCGTAAGAATCTGACCAGTCGAGATACGGCGAATCCTACCGAGATCACTGACCTCGATATCATCGATGATGCTATCTTTGAATGTCTCAGTAGGAGCCAAGTCGGCAGTGCTGGGGGATTCCACTCTCCCTCTCTCCTTTCACTCCGTCGACCATGTGGATATAGTACTCGACTGGCATGTATTCCTTTCCATCCTCCTCGATGATGGGCTTGTACTTCGGTCCGTCCTCCTTATCGCCCTTTGGTGGATAATAAGGGTACTCGTCGCTCAGATACAAGTTATCCAGGGCGCAGTTCCAGACGTTGCCGTCTTTGTGGCAGAGATAATGCGAATTGACCTTCTCTCCCATGAACGTCTCCCAGACGGTGAAGGCAACTGGGAAGGTCCGGCTCTCTCCGTCGACACGGACTGAGAACATGAGGTTGGTCCTGCTCGGAGGCATCATGGGCTTGATCCGATGCAGGGTGGTCATGTTGATCAATTCGCCACCCCTGCTGATAGCAAAGCCCGGCCAGCGATCAAGAGGTGTGAATTCCTCGTTCAGGTCCTTCAGATACAGGTTCCCCAAGGAGCAGTTCCATGGGTCGCCATCCACATACCGAACCTCGTGCATGAACGGGATCTCGCCGTGGAAATGGGTCCAGATGATCTTGCTGAGGAGCTGAACCCGGTAGCGATGTCCTTTGTAAAAACGGATCTGCGGAAGACCGTACCGGGACGTCCGGATAGGTATAAGCTTGCCTGAGCGCTTCCCGTAGACAGTTCCGTCCTCTCGGATATCGTAGATGTTCGGGTCGGGCATCGGGTCAGCGGTTGCCATTAGTAGCCCCCTCTACAAGACGGTATGCAGAAATCATGTCATCAGCTACTCCGAGTAGCCCCTCCTTGTGCCAGGCGATCCAACGGTCTCCGTGTCGCTCTATCGTATATGCCTTCATGCCCAGTCCTCCTTGACAACTACGGTATCGTCAGTCCACTCTTCGCAGATAAATTGATCGATGGGGAGATATGTCTCGGTGTCATCCAGCTCGACAATCACCAGAGCGGCCCGGGGGTCCTCGTCTCCGATGTCCCCGTTACAACATAAATCCTTGATCTTTCGCTGAGCCACTCGACCATCGAGAGTCTTCAGAATCAGTTTCATTTGCGTCTCCTACACAAGTACAATACAGAAAAAATGATGATCAGTTCTTGTAGCGAGCGGTGATGACTTGATTTTCGTCGTCGACCTCGAACTCGCGGATGTATCCTGAGAGACGAACGCGGTAACCATTATCTTTCAAAATCTCGAGGCTCCCGTCTTCTGTCCAACGTATCTTTCCTCTGACGCTCCAGTTCTCGATGTAATCTGCGTTGGATTTGACATTGATGGTCCACTTGTCAGTGCGCGGTTCAACAATCTCATACTCGTCTGGTTCCGGTGCGATAGGGTCGTCTTCCTCAACGGGAGGAAGTTCCCAGATAATCAGAGAGTCGTCTCCGACGATGTCGAATGTGCAGTCATCGGTACTGGCCTGGACCTCATGGACACCAAGTTCATTGCTGGTATCGACCTGTACGATCCACTCGGTGAACCCGGGCTTGTCGACTTTGGCTGTGGCGACGATGTCGAAGTCGTAGCTACGGCCCTCATGAGTGTGGAAATAAAGCTTCTTGAGCATGCGTTCGTTCCTTCTAGTGGGTATGGGGGCCCCAGGTCTCCCCAGGGCCCCCGTGGATATGGATGTCAGTGCAGGATCGGCTCGTAGAGGCCCCAGAGCTGTCCCTCAGTCATGAGGTCAAACTTGTTGTCGCTACGACGGATGATCCACTTGCCGACGGCTCCGGTGTGAAGGTGAGCCTTGATCTCCTCGTCGCTGGCGGCCCAGTTGCGGACCAGACGGAGATTGTCGTTCGTGATCTTGACGGCCTCGCAGACGCTACGGCGAGGGTTGAAGAGCTTGACTTCGAGCGGCATCAGAACGGAACCTCCTCGGTGTCGGCGTCCTCGGCGTACATAGCCTCAAGCTCGTCCTCCACGATGGTGAAGAAGCCCTTGTCAAGATATGCCGAGCAGAACTCCACTCCAGCTTGAGTGCGTCCGTGGTAGGGGCGGAGGGCAATATCGGCCCGCTCTAGGTCTGCGAAATCGAGGGCGCCGACTGTCTGCTCGTTCAGGAGCGTGCGAGTACGTCCGATGATCGAGACGATCTTGGGAGGACGGCCTCCGAAGTTGACCTTCACCTTGATATAGGGAAGGGGCTCCTCCGTGTCGTCCCGAGGCTTCAGGGTCTTGATGTTGAACCCTTCGGTCCGGAAGTCGTCGACGGCATCGTCGGGGAGGATAACGCAGAAGGTACGAGCAGTGTTCCCGAATCGGTCTTTCTCTCCTGCGAAGTTGCGGAAGAGAAGTCGGGCGTTCTTGATAGTGTAAGTGTTGACGGCCATGTCGTGTTCCTTTCTATGGGGTAGTAGTCTTGGGATAGAACTTGGTCGACGTGATATGGAGGAGAGTAGAGATCGTAGTTCATGGCCTCCTCTCTAGGCGGATGATGCCGTGGTCGTGGAGACGCATGAGGAGCCACCGGGCGTCCCACTCTTCTATGAGAATATCGTAGAGCCTCTTGACCCAATCCTCCTGTGAAGGATTCAGTAGGTCACCGAGCTCTTCTTGAAGGAGGTCGACCTTGCAAATGAACGACCAGAGCTCACTATCCGTGGTCTTCTCGATCATCGACGGAAGTGACGACAGAAATGACTCGATGGCTACTTGGCTGCCGTGAGCGAGACGGACCGTCGCAAGCTCTGTGAGCTCGGCGGAATTGTCACTCATCAGAGACCCCCTCGATGGAGTTGATTCCGACGATAAGACCCGCCTCTACAAGGCAGCGCACGAGGTCCCGGTCGTCCAGTTCAGTGCGGCAGATATCGAGGAGGTTCTGGACTGTCTGGCGACGATAGTGACCATAGCTGCTGCGGTCACAGCACTCGAGCTTATCGATGAGCTCCTTGATCTCGTCGTCCTTCAGGTTCGCCACCTCGTCCCGAAGGTAGCTGGTGTATCCAACAAGGATATCGTTAGCGGTCTGGCCGCCGTCGTAAACAGAGGAGAGCATTGGTTCGTTCCTTTCTATCGAGAAACCTAGAACCCGGGTTGGGTTCTAAGTGTGAGGTTTGTTCAGTTGGTCTTGAATGTGTCGCAGATGTTCTTGGCCATGGCGAGCATGTCCTCTTTGGTTGCCGAGAGGTGGTGCTGGTCGCAGTAGTCACGTGTCGCGTAGTAGGCGAACGTAGCTATGGCGAAGCCAACACCCATCTCAGCAAGGTTGGTGAGGACGTACTGGCGGGCGAGGGAGGGGCAGGACATGGCAGTACCTTTCTGGTGGGGGTCTCATTATACGCCCTGCCCGTCTCGCGATTCATGCTGCTATGAAGGTATCGACGTCCGTATACTTCTGAATTTGCCCTCGGGCAGCGTCCACGAGTTCCCTTCCATATCGATTGTCCAGCTTAGCTCGCCAGTCGTCTCCGGCGTCTTCGTAATCAAGCCAGAGATACCCCTTGCAACCGCCGACATCGCCGTACGAAATAATCTCATTACCCTCGCTGTCCACTCGATGATTCTCTCGTACAAGTCGACCGGCCCCGGGAGTGTCTGGGTTAACAGGAATGAAGCGCCCGACACGTCCGACGAATTTGCGGTCATTCTCGCCGAATTCAAGCAGCATTCGTGTAGTAACCGATCGTGTCTGGGCGACATCTTCGAGATCCAGAGGATCTCCGGTGAAGAGAGTCTTGTAGACAACCGGCTCTTGGAACTGCTTGCCAGTTGCGTGCCAACCTTCTTTGTCATGTGCGATATAGACGGCGTCGTTGACGAGCAGCATACGATCGTAGGTCGCTTCGTGCTCGAATGTGTAGCCGTACTTCTTCCCAAACTCGAAGACCTCCGAAATGATGCGATCGTCGGCGTTCGGGATCTTGATCGAGTCTGTCTTGATGTGAGCAACGGTGTATCCTTTCTCCTGAACGAAATGCTTCAGGTCGACCATGAACAAAGCGCCGCGCTTGGCGACGATGTTGTCCACGTTCCGGGGGTCTCGGAGTGGGTTGTCGAATTTGGCGGCGGTGAGTCCGTACGTCGAATTCAATGCGATCTTCAGCGCATAGGCCAGAGCGTCGAGGTTAGAGTCGTCGTCCAGATATGGAGCCAGCGCCCCATTCAGGATCTTTCGAGCCTCGTCGAGTTCCTTGTGCTTGATCAAGATACGAGCCTTCTTGAGCTCGCTGTACCTCTTGGTGTAGGGCCCGAACAGTTGGAGATTCTCGATCGACGTAGGATGCATCGACGCAATATCCAACAGGGCCACGTTCTCGTAGTACCCGGGTTCGGAGGAGACGTAGCCGCCTTCGCCAACCTCTTCGCCTCGATATGTCGACTTGCCGTACTCGTACTTGTAGCCGGGGAACATCTCCGACAGGTCCGTGTACTGCAAGTACTTCTGAGTGTCTCGCTGACCCTGGAATATGATCTGGGTGGTCAGCTTGTTGGTGCTGGAGTTGACAGGAAGGCCTGCGATCGCGGCAAGGATCTGACGGGCCTCCCAATCCGCCTCCAGATGGTCCCATACCTTCTCTGTGGCGATGACGTCGTTGTCGCAATATGCGGCGACCTCTTCCCACATCTCCTCCGGCACCGGTTCGTCCCAAGGAAGACCGAGCTCCTTGTGGTGGATACCAAGCTCGATCTCCCACTTCTTAAGGGACTGCTTCTTGGCGGCGAAGTCGTAGATATCGGTGTAGGATAGGTTGTAAGCCTCTCGGAATCCCTCCTTGATGAGGTTGTTGATGATCTTACGAGAGAGGTGATAGAGCTGGATGTTCGAGTAACCCAGGATACGACCGTAGAGGATATGGTTGTCGTATCGACGGTTGTTGAATCCGACGAGCTTCTTCTCTATAAGATCAGAGATCTCATTCGGAGTCGGATTGATCATCCTCTGGATCTTGTTGGCGCCACGGACCTTCCAGTTCACAAGGAACAGGTTCGGGAATACCTCGACGTCATAAATGATCGGGGTATCGTCGTCCGGCTCCTCATAGGTCTCCTCATGGTCACTCTCCGAGGAGAACGGCATCTCCTGCACCAGCTTGATGCAGTAGTCGGCCTGATGGGTGGACTTCATGGCGAACGTGAGAACCTTCTGCCTCATGTCCGACACGTCGTAGTCCATCCCAGACTCTTTGGCGTCTGTCAGCACCTTCATGATGAAATCGATGCTGGGCTTCGTCCCGGGGTGGAATTCCTTCCTCAGGTTTCGCCCTATGAGTTTCCGGATGGACTTCTCGTTCTGCATGACCTCCTGACGAATCAAGGGCGTCTCCTTGACGGGAAGATATCCGTCCTCAACCGTGGTAAGGCCCTGGTGGGCGGTGCACTCGGTGAGGCGTCGTCGGAGGGCGGATTTGCCGGAGTAGACCTTGCACTCGACTCCTGGCCGCACCAGCCGTGAAAGTACGGAAGGATCCCCCGAATATCGATAGTGGATGTGGATTCCACCCCCCGATCGGCTGAGTTCAGCATAGGAGGGAACCCACCGCCGAGCCTCTTCCAGACACTTGTCTCTGTCCTTGTCGAGGTCGATGTCGATGACGACATCTTGCTCGGGTACGAGGACATAATGCTCCTTTCTAGTGTCCAAGTCCTTCAATGTCATCGTGACGTTGTCCCAACGTTTCGCCGGGAGGCCGTTTTCATTGGCGTACTGTGCCGGACGGTCCTTGTAGAGCTCGTCGAGATATGACGCTTGCTCCTTCATCTCGGTCCAGTCCGAAATCGGGCTCTCCTTCTTCTCCCCCTGGGAAAATTTGGATTTCAGTAGCCCTTTATACACCTTGCGCCGGCTGTTCCCATCGATCATGATGCGATCGTGGAACTCCTCGAAGTAGTCCCGGATCTCGTCCTTGAACTTGTACATAGGGTACATAGCTCCGTCCGAGTATGTCTGGGAATACTCCTTGTACATCTCGTAGATACGCTTGAGCGAAATACCGTCCTCGTCGTCCAACTCGTCCTGATAGAAATCGAGGAAGTTGAAGATGGGGTTGGTTTTGCTCATCATGCCGATGGGCTTGTAGTCGTCGTAATACGACGGGCCCTTGGACTTATAGAGTTCCACGCAGCGCTTTACGATAGAACCCCGTTCGTCCTCGAGTTGAGACATGATCTCTTTGTACCGGCGAATATCGAGCTTTCGTCCAGAAGGCTCAACGTCGATAAGACGCCTCGTCAGTCCGCTCTTCGAGTCGGTGATGCGTACCGGTAAGTTGGTACCCACGAATAACATCGCTTCAGGCTTGAACGTGTAGAGGGATTTCCCCTTCTCGTTCATGACCATCGGCTCGTGGGATACGAGACTGTTCAGGCGGCTGTTATCCGCTATCCGGGAGAGGTTGCCGTCGTGCTGAATAGCCACTCGAGGATTCGATTTGAATGGTTCGAGGGCGAATTGATCGCTGGGGCGCCCCAGGGCTGCCGCGTCAAACTGCCCAATATGACCATCCAGCAGTCTCGATAGGAGATTCAAGACCGTCGACTTGCCGGATCCGGCAGATCCGTAGAGCACGAAGAACTTCTGGATCCAGGCAGAGTCTCCCGTGAATATAGATCCGATACCCCACTCGAGTTTCTCCCTCTCGTCCGGATCGTAGAGGGTACTCATGAGTTCCTCATAGGCGGGGCATGGATCGTCGCTCAGAGAATATGAGAGGGTTCTGGTTGCGTAGTCTTCCTTTCTTGGAGTCTGGTCGGCAAACAGTATCTTGCCATCGAGAGGATGGTAGACGTCCGGAAGCTTAGACATCCACGCCTTATAGTCGCTATATGTCTTGGAGTCGTAGTCCCCCAGATACCGTGCCCAGACGGACCCGTCAACTCTCTGTGAGGCCTCTTGAGATTGACGGGTAACGTCTGCGTCCACGATACGTATCAGGTCGTACTCGCGAGTACTCCAGAAATGCGTCTCGGGGTTGTACACGGCGTAGAAGGACTTCCCACGAACCATGAGATCCTTGAATTCGTGCACACGCCAGGCCGGCCGTACCTCGGTGGTGCCCGATTTCAGGGCTCGCTCCTTGATCTCGTAGAAATCCATTTGACTCCTTATATGTCGTAGTTCTCCGCGAGATAGAGTTGCATTTGATACCAGAGCTCAAGGCGGTTCTGGTTCGGGAACTCCCCCGACTCGTAGAACTCGGGAACATACTTGAGAGGGAATATGCCTCCGCGTCCGTGGGAATCGTACTGACGACTCATCCATCGGTTGATAGCCTTCTCGACCTTTCGATCGAGTTTATCGTCCAGCATGACGTCGCAGTCCATGAAGTTGATTCCGAGGTTGTTTATCATCTCCCAGAAATAAGGAGCGGGACCCTCGTCATCGTCCAGCTCAAACGCCATACGATCAGCCAGTCCGAGAAGAACCTCGAGAACGTTAGCCGGGCGTTTGAGAAATGCTGGCGGGAGCTCGCCGCCGTAGCGGTTCCGCCACTCACGGCCGTCCATGTCCCGATTGCGGTCCATCATGGCGGAGTAGCGGAACTCGGTACGGTAGAGCTTCATCAGGAGGAAGTAACTGTCGAACATGCTTGGCAGCTGACTTTCGTCCTCCCCCAAGAATGAGACTAGGAAGTCGAAGTACTCGTCTTCCATCAGTGGGATCCTGAATATGAGTCCTCAACAACCTCGAGGCGAATATCGTAGGAGAGGTTGAAGTTGCGAATCCACATGACTGTGACAATAGAGCCAGTCCCGAGTATGAGATCGACGTCGCCGAGCCACTCGTCCTTGTTGTCGATCGTGATCATGTCCGTGTCACACAAGACTTCGTCGTCGACGAAATACATCAAGTCGACGCGCTCGAACCCAAATGCGCCCTCGTCGTACTCTTCCTCAGAGATGGCCCGGATGGACTCGCCCTCCGCGACTTCCTCATCTTCGTCCTCTTCCTCGAAATCCTCCCCCATAATCTCGGAGAGGTCATCCTCCATGGTGATGTTGAGATACTCGTCGTTGACGATCTCCTCGTACTCGTCCATCTGCTTTTCCTCCTCCTCAGGTGTCTCCTGGATCTCGTCCAGAGTTTCTACAGCCTTCTCCTCAGGCTCCTTCTTCTCGCTCTTCAAGTCTTGCACGGCGAGAAATGTCGCCGTAAGACCGACGACGAGCGCCGGTAGTAGTTTCACTTGCGTCCCTTTCGTTTAGTTGCTCGACCGATGGCGAAACCGACCAGGATCAGAAATGCTACCCTCATCGGATTGCCACCCTGTCGATCTGGTCGTAGATAACGCCGTCGACGTTGAAGTCGAGGACGAACTTGGTGACCTCACGTCCGAGGACTGGGTCGTAGTCGCGGTAGTTGAACACCTCGAAGTTGCCGAACTCGACGATGCCGTCACCGTCCTCGTTGTCGTAGACCCATCCCACCACAGAACCGGCAGAGGTCGGGGGCAGGCCGAGGCCCTTGTACACATCGTTCAGGAGCAGATATCCACGAGTCCGCAGGATGTCGTTGGCGTAGTTCTCCTGAGCGTGGAGGATCATGAGGCTGTAGTCCTCGTTCCCCTCCCAAGCTTTCGCGTTCTGGTCGAACACGACAGCATACGGCGAGACCCCGAGCTCACGCATGAACTCCTCAGGCTTGAGCTGGAACTCACGCCCTGTCTCGTTGTAGTAGTCCATCTTCGCCTTGTCGAGGGCGTTGGCGTCAGCCTCGGCGAGAATACGCTCGGTCTCCTCCTTACCGAAGCCCTCCTCGATACGGTCCTTGTAGTTGCGGAAGGACTCCTCGAGGCCGGCGTAGGCCATGGACAGACCAGCAATCCGATGCGCAGAAATGCGGTGCGCCAGGATCAGAGAAATGGCGGAGGCCGTGCCCAGGCTCAGCGGCAGGGCATAGTGCTTGACAAGGCGTTTCGTCAGGTTGCCCCAGGCACGGGCCTTGGCGATCTGGATCTCTCGCTTATCGAACTTCTCCTCGTCCTCGGCCGCCTTGACTGTCGACAGCTCGTTCAGGTCCTCCCAGGTGACCTCGCCGACGCTTAGCGTCTGCTTGGCTGTGAGGACTGCGGTTGCGGTGAAGCCGGCGATCCCCAGACCCGTCAAGATGGCGGGAGCGTGCTTGGAGACGATGAGAGCGCTCTTGCCGGCGAGGCGCGAAATAACTGTAAGACTCATGATGCGAAGTACTTCCTCTCGTTAAGGCTCTTGTAGACTGCGATTACCTGACCGTCACTCATGCGGTCAACCTTGGCGACCCACGCCGCCGATCCTCCGTATGCTTGGCGCAGCTTAGCGCGCATTTGCTCGACGCTCATTTGTTGTTCCTTATGTCGTTCACGATCGCTGCGATAAGAATGGCGTTGATTACTATTAGACCTGCGAATGTGACCCAGACCGGCAGGGTTCCCAGACCGGCGAGGATGAGAAGCAGAATGAAAACGGTGAGAAAGATGGACGTGAGACTGTAGACAGTTGTCATCTCTTCGTCGTTCATCGGACGTCCTCCGGTTTCGGTAGATCGAGAATGTATCCATTGCGGGAACGGACTGCGCGTCCGCTTCGGAGATCCCGCCATCCCCAGTTCTCATCGGTGTACGACTGGGAAATGCCGGCCATACCGTACAGGTCTCCCACGGTCGCCACGTCGTACTGGTCGCAGATGCTGATCAGGTGATTCAGGACATCCTCGGCCTCACTACGGGTTGCGAATATTATGGACTCGAGATTGTGCTCCCGACGGTCCCTCTGAGTGTACGTCCGCTCGGTTGGAGTCTCACGCCGTCCGTAAGTCCGATTGGAATACGAAGTGTAGGTCTTGTTGCTGCGAGACCGCTGAGGACCGCCGTCGCCTCCGAAGAGCAGCCGGTCGATCCCGGATGTGAAGATATCGCTCACGGCGTTCTTGACGCTTGGCAGGGCAATATCCCAGAGAAGGTAGTTGGCCACCTCCTTGATGTCCTCGGCGAAGAACGCCTGAAGCGCCTGCTTCCCGAGACTGCCCTTATCAATTCGCGCCGGAGTCTTGACGACCCTTTCGACGGCGGGCTTGGTCTTCCGTGAGTTGGAGGGGAAATCCCCACGCACGGGTACGTTATCGGTCATGTTCGCTCCTTCTGCTATGCGGGGCCCCAGGTCTCCCCAGGGCCCCGCTCGGGTTTCTCAGGCCTCGATCTGGTTGAATACGTCCGGCCGCTCCTTTTTGGCCTGGTCGAGGAGCGCCTTGGGCATGACGCCGTTGAAGAACTTGATGCTCTTCTTCTCGTCCTCCAGCAGGCTCAGCACGAACTCGTCGTAGAAGATGCTGTCCTTGAAGCGGGCGAGGATCTCCGGCGACTTGCTGAATCGCTTGCCGTCAGACGACCGCTCACCGTAGGCCTTGTCGACGATGGTGCGGAAGTAGTCGAACAACTTGAACTTGTCCTTCGTGGTCCAGTCCTCGGGCTTGCGAGACATGAACGCCTGAAGCGTGTCAGTGAACCCGCCAGGCTGCGACTGCTGCAGGTCAATCAAGTCCACCTTGTTCATGTGGAACCAGAGGGTCTCGGTGACCATGTCGCCGTCAAAGGTCTCGGCGCTGACGTTCATCTTGATCATGGATATGCCTTTCAGTCCATCGAGTTGAGAGTAGTGGCTGCGAGCGACTTGGTCTGCTTGACGATATGGTCCCACGAGGTCTTCTCGTCGAACTTGTCGCTCTTCTGGATGACGCGCTTGACTGTCTTGCCGTTCTCGGTGAGGGTAACCACCACGGCCGCCTGAAGCTCCATCGTTCGTTCCTTTCTGAAAATGAGAAACCTAGAACCCGAGTTGGGTTCTAGGGGTGAGTAGGATCAGTCGTCGGTCTCTTCGACGAGCTCAGCGTCCACGACGTCGGCGTCCGATTCGATGGCGGCGGGAGCCTCGTCATCACTGTCGCTGGAGTTAGCAAGGGCCTTCACCAGGACGAGCGCGGCGAAACCGGCTGCGGCGGGCAGCACGTAACGTGCACTCTTCTTGGCGACGGCACCGAGCTTGGTCCAGTTGACGGCGATGATGGGGGTCTCGTCTTCAACGGTCTCGGAGTGCTCGACAACGGCGGGAGCGGTGTTCTCGGACATGAGAGTTCCTTTCGAGTTGATGGGGTCTCATTATAGTGCGTGCAGAATTTGCGAAAGCCTATGCCCTTTGTTAGAGGGCATAGGGGGTCTAGTTGGTCGAGGGTGTCTTCATGGAGTCGATGGTCTCGGCAAGGGTCTCGGCGTACTGTCGTCCGGCCTTGTCGCCGACATATGTACCGAGGACACTACTTCCGACGCCGTAGATGGCGGTCAATACCACTCCGGCTGGAGGGCAAAGAGCGCCGACAACGGCACCGGCGGTGATGCTGGCAGATGTCGAGGCGACAAGGGATACGACCTTGTATCCGGTGGTCTCTTTGAAACTCATGGTCATTCCTTTCTAGATGGGTCTCGTTATAGGCGGTGCTCCTTTCACGAAAGCTTGAACCACTTCTCAGTGGGCTCGACGACGAAATCAACGACCACGACGGCCTTCCCGTCATCCGAGACTTGGGCTCCGTAGTGCACCTCGATCTGCCTCTGCTCATTCCATCCGAGCTGATCTCCCAAGGAAATGCCTTCGAGCCCGATGCCGGCGTAGAACTCGTTGAGGCTGACACACATCTCTCGGAGGAGCGTGTAGTTCAGTTCGTTGACGACACGGTCAATCTTGTTGACGGTGGACTTGAAATAACGGCCGCTGTAGGCGTCGTAGAACAGGACGTCGCCCTCGCCGCAAACCACAGCGGCGTCACGAGGATATGGGTCCATCTTGGACGCGGCCCGCTGGGAGATCACCTTCTCCTCGGGGCCGAGGCGATCCTGAACGGAGGCGCGATAACGGTCGTACACTTGACGCGTGCCCTCGTAGGCAAGGAGCAGAGACGACTCGCGCTTGACCGAGATGCTGTGAGCGCCGATGACGCAAGCGCCAGTGGCCAATATGGCGACGGCCGGAGGAGCGTAGATCTTGGCGTAGATCTTGATTCGCTGCTCTTTGGTGAGGCGCTTGAAGTCGTCGATATCCCACTCCTGCATCTGACGGTCCGCATGGACGCTCAGAGCGACCGATGCTCCGAGGCCTAACAGCGCCAGTCCGGTGAGGATATGGTGCGAGTTGCGTACGACGAAGTCCTGGGCAGCTTTTACGAATGCGAGGTTCACTTGCTCTCCCCTCCAATATTGATGAGTGCTTTATACCACTCGTTCTCTTCCGGATTGCCCTCGCGCTCCCGAATGTGGTCGCGATACATCGTCTTTACAGAATCGCTCACGCTACTCTGGATAGCATTGATGAGCATCTGCTTGGCCACTTCAGGGGCTACGTCGGCGGGGACCGTGAGCGTGACCTTCTGTGTATTAGCGATGGGATCTGGCTCGTGGAATTCCAGCTTGATGTCGTCGTGGTCCATGTGCGTTCCTTTCTATCGAGAAACCTAGAACCCGAGTTGGGGTTCTAGGAGTGAGGTGGTCAGTTGGCGGGAGCGTCCTGCTCCGCGGCCTTCTTGTTGAGTACCTCGCGGAACTTCGCTTCGATCTTCTTGTCGGCGTAGTGCTGGAGAGCGAAGGAGGCGGCGAGGATGGCAACGGCGAGGGCGACGCGGTTCATGGGGGTCTCATTATAAGCCATGCAGAATCCGCGAAAACCTAGAACCCGTGAAGGTTCTAGGTGTGTGTCAGAGATTGTGATCGATGGTGGTGGGATTGGTGAAATCCTGCTTCGAGATCTTGTAGCGGGAAAGCACCCACTTAACGATGGCGTAGATTCCAACGCAGTAGATGACAGACTTGACAAGGTTCTCGACGAGGCGGGAGATCAGCATGATCGGTCCTTTCGGTCTATAGGTCTCATTATATGCCCTGCTGATTCTGCGAAAACCTAGAACCCGTGAAGGTTCTAGGCGTGAGAGTCACTTCTTGGTAGAGTTCTGTCGGAAGATCTTCTCGATCTCGGCCCAGTCCTCTTCGAGATACTTCTCTACATTGTCGGTCTCCTGGGCGGACGGAGTCGAGGTAAACTTAAGGAGATGCCGCTGGTGGCGGACGGTCTTCTTGAGTGCCTTGATCTGCTGCGCCTGGGAGTAGACGGTGTACAGAAACATGACGAAGGAGATGAAACCAAATGCGATGAAGATGTTGGACATGGCGAATTCCTTTCGTGAGGGGTCTCGTTATATACCTTGCAAAATCCGCGTTCCAATTTTCCCACCCGGGAATTTTTGGATTTCGAAAATTAGAACGTTTGCGAAAAACCTAGAACCCTTGTGGGGTCCTAGGTCTTTCGTGTCTCAGATGCGGATCTTGGCGACGAATCCGAGTGCCTTGGAGGCGACGGGGAAGATCTGCTCAGCTTTCACGATGGCGAGGATTCCGAGGATGGAGCCGGCGGCGCCCACCACAGCATCGGGGCTGGGGCAGAAACGACGGTGTTTTGCGTCTTGAATCTGCTCAAGCTCCTTGATGCTGCGGAGAGCTTCGCGATAGGCTTCACTGTCGGGATCCATGCCGTCGATGAAAGCGTAAGCCTCTTCGAGTGCCTTCTTGGTGTTCGGCTTGTTGTCGGACATGGTATTCCTTTCAAATGAGGGGTATCATTATAGACCATGTCGATCCCGCGGATCGTCAGACCTCGGAGACCTTCAGAGTGGCCGTGTCCTTCTTTGTCATGTCCTGAGCGGGGGTCTCCAGAGCGGCGTAAACCTCCTGGTTCTTGTGGTCCACATGGAGCACGCCGTCAACCTCGGGCTCGTAGTTCTTGGCCGCAAGACCGAGCAGAGCGCCCAGGAAAGTGTCGAGAGCGGTGATGGTACCCACAACCGCCTCAGTGTGAGGGAAACCCCACAAACCCGCCAGGGCGAGATACAGGGTGGCGAGAGCAGGAAGCAGGATCTGAGCAATCCACTTCAGGGTGTTGTAGGTCTGATTCGACAGCGACATAGCGCTTGTCCTTTCTTCGGTTATCGGGAAAATGGATCGGAAGCCGGTTCACGGCGTCCATTACTTTTTCAGCAGTCCCGTTTCCGCCGAAAGTGTGGTAGGGCTGATACAGATACTTCTGCAAGTCCTCAAACTCATCGATGGTGATGTAACCACGGGACAGATATGCGGTTCCCATAGCCACTATCTGGTTGTGCGCTAGACCCAACATCAGCTGCGTCTTGGCATCATGCCTTTCCGCACGTTTCTGGAGATACGCCCAGAGACCAGTACTGGTGAGAACGGAGCCGAATATGGTGATCACCAGCTCCACAGTATGAGACATTTAGCCTCCGATAGAAACGATTGGGCGCACTCCGTACTTCTCAGTCCACTGGGCCCAAGTGACTCGACGCTGGTCGCCGTAGTACAGGCCGAAGTAGTCCTTAGAGATCTGATCCCGGAGCCAGAAGGACTCGCCCGGGGTCGGAATCGGGTTGCCGACACGGAAATACGAGAACTGACGAGAGATCGGACCGATGGTGTGGGTGTCACCATTGATGCGGTTGTGCACAAGATATGAGCCGAACATCTCGAACTCAGACGGAATGGTGAGTTGCGGGTACTCCCAGTTCCAGTCCTTCTCCGTGCGCTCCCAGGCATTCCCGGTGTTCTCGTAACCGTGCGGCTCCATAACAGGGAACGTCCGGAAGTCCGACATGGCGAACACCTGGGTAAGCGTGGAGAAACGTACCATGCCATTGGAATAGTCCCGTCGCATCTTGGAGCCGTTCCAGCCGTATTCGCACCATCCAGACTCGCCGATGTTGTCGATTCCTAGGTTGCGGTCGCTCATGACTGTAATGCGGTGCTGGTTCTCGCCGTTCGGGTAATCCAGCCACCGGTCGAAGTCGACGATGATCCACTTGCAGGAATTATCGTTGTACTGCCAGTAGTCACCCAGCCACAAGCCGTCGAACGTCCCGTTTCGAATGGCAGCCTTCTGGGCGGGCGTCATAACCCGTCCCAGGTTGTTGCCTCGAGTAATGACTCGCTTGAGATTCGGGTCGTTGTTGAAGGCGTTGAGGAAATCGTTCTTGTTGTTCAGAGTGATCTGCTTGGGCTGCATGACGCTCTGAGCCCACTGAGCATACTGAGCGCCAACCCTACCGCGACAGTCCGTGACTTCGAAGTCGGCATTCGTCTTGGCTCCCCTGGGGACCCGAATATAGGCGATGATGACTTCGAAGGCGTCGTTCGTCTGGGTAGGCTGGGGAACACCGCCGCCAGAAGTTCCCTGAATAACACGAGTACCAGCGGAGCGAACGCTGGGCGTCTTGTCAACCCTGAGGGTTATAGCATCGTAACGATCGCCGTCCGTAGCGCCCTCGGTAAGCGCGTAGACCTTGTTCGCGTCGTTCTCAATCCAGTGCCCCTTGAACCAGGCGCGGCCAGACTGTACGATGATCTCTCGTCCAGAGCCCTTGGCCGCCTGGTAGCCTCGACCCCAGTTCTGGAATATACCGTCCGAGATGACTCCGTCGAACATGCGGCCGAAGTCGTCAGCGGAGTACTTTCGGTCTCCATTAATGGAGACGAAGAATCCTGATTTCTCTGTCATGTGATGTTCAACCCCGGTTTCGACTTCTGAATATCGGACAGGGAGGTGAATGTCGGGTAGAAGACGTCCCCCTCCGAGTCCGAGGATGTACGAATATACTCGGTTACACGAGCGATGTCCTGCTGCCCGAACTCGTTCTGGATCTGCACGAAATCACCCAGGAAGAAGTCCTCGTTGTAGGTATACATGGATTGCTGAGCAGCCTCGCCGGAGAACATCTCGATTGGCATGTGGCGCCACAGCTCAGTGTTGCACTGCTCAGCGATCTGACGATAGATAGATTCGGGATCAATCGACGCCACGCCACTAGTACCTGACCCGGTCGAAGTCATATACCCGTTGGTGTGTTCGATCGACGGGTTTTGAAAATAACCTTCCCGCAGACCAAGCCCCTTGGTACCTACAGTAACGGAGTTGTTCTGCATCGCGGAGTCTCGGTTGTCATCGAGATACTCTTTTGAGAGCTGCAAACTCAAGGGTACAGTGAATTTCACAGCGCCAGAGAATATCTTTGTCCGCGTAGATACCTTGGACTTGAAGTAGGTGGCCTTGGACAGGTTATCATACTTCGGTGAGAATACTACAGGAGGGCGTTCGCCTTGATTAAATGTGCGGTTCACGCCGTTGTATGTGTACCCGTACCAGTAATACGGATCTTCCCCGTCAAACTCGATCGCCCATCCGGACATAGTTAAGTCCGTGAGATTCTGAACCAGTTTATACCAGGAACCCTCCATGATATATGGATCAGTATCGTCATAGGACGTATGAGTGTATCCGGCGTTCGCCGTCACGTTCCGCACGGTACCGTTGGCGTTCGCCCTGATGTTTCCGATGTCCATCGAAGAAACAGGACGCCCCTTACGGATACCAGCGGGCAGCTCATCGACGGAGTACCAGCCAAATCCGGTGACGTGTCTCTCGTGCGACGTGTCTAGCGAATCCCTCTGTTTGAACAGAAGGTTGGTATAGTGCTTGATAACGTCTTTGACTTTCCCCTTGGTCCGCTCGTGCATGCACAGCCTGGTCCCATCCCAAATGGGATAGGGGTGCATAACACGTCGGTCCAATATAGACTCGAGACTTCGACCGCTGATCGTCAGCAGCGACTGTTTGCTGTACTCCGTGTTGAGCTCGACCTGCTCGATGATCATGAGCTTGTTCGTGCCTTTGGTGTACAGGTAGTAGTCGAGTTGATAGATCTGCAAGTTCTCCAGGGTCCCAGGAACCGTGAGTTTGAAGTCACCGAATCCGTGGAACCTCTCAGTCCAGATGACGGACTTGTAGTCCTCACAGATATGCTGGAGAACCATGGCTTCGTCGAAAACCGCAAGATACACGTCACACCCCCTGATAGAGAACGTCGGTTGAGAAATATACGTCAGTGAGATTCAGATCGTTCATGGCAATCTGGAACTCATTGACGCCTGGTCTCAGTTTGAGCCAGTCCGAGTTACGATCCAGTGCTGCTATGAATTTGTCCTTACGTCCGCCCCGGTTCCGGATGATGGACTTGCGCCCTGTCCTAGAATTGACCGTGACGATGTCGCCACCCACGATGGGATCGACCTTGTAGTACGTCTTGTCGAGAAATGCCCCGGTGAGTTTAAACTGGTCGCCGGAGAATGTCTCGGTCACCGTGATCGGAAGTTTGGCACCTGGGCGGAAAGTGAAGACCATGGTAAACCCGGTCTCTACATCGCCCTCATAGTCGATCGTGGCGGACAATAAACCACGGTCCTTGCTGAACTCCAGCGACGGAGACGGCTGGTCCATGAAGTCGAACTCGAAAGAGGGGATCTCCCTGGACCATTCGAGGTTCTTGTTGATGCTGGTGTCAGCGTCATGCCAATAAGCATCCGGACATAGGATGGAGACGTTAATCTCCTGCTCCTTCGAGAATATGTCCGCCTCAACCGCCTCAACATACCCCTCGGTCTTGACCCTGCGCTTGTCCGTGTTGATATACACAGTCATGAGCTGCTTGATCTGGAACCAGGAGTATATGCGCTGCCGGCTGGTCTCGATGTCAGGCATGGGCAACGGCGCGAGTTTGATCTTGAGGTTCCTCATTCCCGCCCTCGCGCCGTTGAATATAGCCACATCTGTAAGAGCCAGTTCAGTCGTGTTGATCGAGGCCTTCGTAGCCGACAGACCATCAACAGATTTGACAGCCACGCCGATCCCCCAAGGATCCCTCAGAGGAAGAACGACGCGTTGCTGTCGGTACGTAAGAAACTCGATTGACTCAATCATAGCTCGTACATGGCTCCCTTCACCTGCTCGATCTGGTTACGAGTCTGGCGGTAGATCTCCGCCTCGGACAGCGCCTTCGGCGAGTTGTTGTACTGGTTGAACACGAGACTTGTGCCCTGATTGTACGTCTCGCTGGCGGCGGTGTCATTCGACTTCGTAGGAGTGCTAGTAACGACTCGTCCCGCGAGCTGTGCAGTCGCCGTCGTCGTGAGAGTGCCGGCGATCTCCTCCTTGGGGAGGATTTCATCGAGACGACCTGCCTGCTCCTCGACCTGCGAGAGGTCCAGAACCGGCTTGATCGTCGGATCGGCGTTCTCTCCGAATGCGTTGTTCCAAATATCCTTCGTGTTACCGAAGCCCTTGGAAAGTGCATCGACAGTGTCGGTGGCCATGGTGCTGGCAGCCGCGATCCCCTGCTCAGTGTTATCGGTAATACCGTTCGCAAGACCCTGCATCAAGAAATCACCGATCTCGTACATCACCCTCGAAGGAGAGTGGATGCCGAATGCTGCTTTGACCTTCGAAACAACGGTGCTACCCATGCTCGTGACCGCACTAGCGATAGAGGAGAGCTTACTGGTGATCGCGTTCTTGAGGCCATTGACCAGCTGAATACCGGCGTTCTTCATCTGCGCGACTCCCGTGGACACGAGCGTCTTGATGCCGGTACCGATACCCCTCACGATGGCCATGATGAGTCGCGTGCCCGCCTGAGCCATAGCCTCGGAGTTGTTCTCGATCGCGTCAGCAAGTCCGTTGATGAACTTGATGACAGTCTTGGCTGCTGCATCGGTGATTCGAGGCATCTCGTCGCCGAGACTGGTGATGAATGCCACGATACAGTCCGTAGCCTTCTGACCGATCTCAGGGATCTTCTGACTCAGACCGTCCAAGAACGATATGAGTACGTCCGAGCCCCTCTGGACCAACTGCGGCATGTTATCGATCAGGGCCTGTGACAAGGTCAGGATCAAGAATATGGCGCAGTCGATGAGTGCCTGGGCGTTGTCGTATATGACCTGGATGATCGCCAGGAGGATCGTGGTCATGAGCTGAACGAACGTCGGGATAGACTCAATCATAGCCTGAGCGCCAGACGTCAGGATAAGCTTGAGGTACTCGACGATAGTGCCCGAATTGTCGATGAGGACTTGCATGAAGTTGATGAAGCCCTCGCCGAGTGCCGTACCCATCGCAGGCATTCTCTCGATGAAGCCGTCGACCGCAGCGAGGAACGTCTGGACGCCGTCGGCTCCCGAGGTCGACAGGTTCGCAATGGCATCAACCAATTTGGCGATGCCCTCGGTCGCCAGGCCGACACCCATCCCGATCATCAGGATAGCGCCACCCAGAGCAAGGAGACCGACTGCGGCGAACTCGGCAACATATCCGACAGCCACAAGAGCGGCCAACCCCAGGGCCATGATAGCAATACCCTTGCCTGCGGTGGCCCAGTCCATCTCGCCCAGCATCCTCATTACAGGCGCAAGGAGAGCAAGCGCCGCTACCGTCACGAAGAGGCCCGCGGCACCAGCGAGACTCCCCCCACCGATTGAGCTGATCCCAACGAGAACGGCCAGGGCAGCTGACATCATGACCAGACCCTTGAGGTAGTCGCCCCATGGCATGGATGCGAAACTCTCAATATCACTGGCGATGAGTTTAAGCGTCGCCGCCAGGACAAGGATCGTTAGAGCCCCGACAAGGGACTTGCCGCCGGAGAGCTTGTCACTTCCGAGCCTTTCGACAGTGAACGTCAAGGACGCCAGGCAAATATCCATAGCGATGATGCCCTTGATCGTGTCGCCCCAAGACAACTCACCGATCTCGGTTAGGACTTTCGCAATTTGTCGCATGGTAAATGCCAGCGCAAGGAATGCGAATGCCGAGGCCTTCTTGATCTTGACCGTGCCCATCTGGGACATCATGGTCATCATCTTCATGATAAGACCAAGTGCCAGAACACCCTGTGTTAGGTCCGACAGACTCATCTCACCAAGCGGCTTGACCGCATAGGCAAGGAGCATAACACCGATGCCCAGCGGAATCGCCGTGAGAGCGAACGCCAGGATATCCTTGTTCTTCTTGGTAGTCGTATCGGCCACCATCATCAGCATCTTTATGACTGCGAAGAGCCCAAGGGTTCCCTTGAGGATATCATCCCAGTCCATGGTGCCGATGTTGTTCAGCGCCTTGCCCAGTAGGAGTGCGACTCCGGCCAATACGACCAGCGCCAGCATTCGCTTAGCGAGCCCCTTCGTGTCCTTGCCTTCACCGGCGCTGGACAGCTCGTCCTCCGCCTTCTTGAGCATGTTGAACATGAAATATAGAGCTGCACCAGCGGCCACAATCTTGCCTGCCGGGATCTGGGCGACGACCCAGAGCGCAGCGGCCAGAACGAGAACGGCTCCGGCGAGAATAAGGACAGTGGTAGCCTTGACCTTGGCGGTCGTAGCCTCCATTGATTCCTTGAACCCGTCGATGACGTCCTTGACACTGCCGAGGATTCCAGCGAAGTTGGATCCGGCTTTGCCCCACTCCTTGAAGGTGTTGATAACATTCCGGGCAATTGTGAGGAATGTAACCAGAGCGCCCGTCTTGAGGATGGCGTCGAATATGCCTCCGTAGTCGCCGTTGTCGGCCATGTTCTTGAGCTCAGCAAATGCGCCCTTGAACGGCTCGATGAGGGCCTTGGCGGCGATGACGGCGTAGTGGCCGACGGTGGACAGAACCTTGCCGATGCCGTGGATAAGCTTGACGAAGTTATGCCACCCGGACGTAGCCTTGTCCTTGAGCTCGAGGTTGGCGATAAACTCCTTGGTGGTGCTCCAGCCGTATTTGACAGACTCGGCGTACTCACCCATGAGCGTCTTGAGGTCGCTGAACGCCTTCTTGAACGGCTGGGTGTCGAAGTCGAAGTTCAGAGTCGCCAGATTCTTGAGGACGCCCCAGACACCAGCTCCAAACGACGAAAGAATGCCGCCAAGGGACGACAACCAAGCAATATCGGGCCCGTTCTGCATGGCCTCAGCCCACTCGCTGAACTTGGTGGACACCTCATCGTAGAGTGCGGCCAGTCGCTCCATCTTGGGAGTCAACCAGTCGCTAACGACGACGGCCTGCTTGTTGATGCACTCAGTCAGCCAGATAATGAAGCTGGTTAGTTTATCGATCGCCGGAATAAGATGGTCAGCCAGGTGCTGCCCCCAGAAATACGACTTCTTGTAGGCAGACTCAAACAGCTCGACAATCTTGTTCTTGAGCTTGGTGAACTTGGACTCGTTCGCCTCAGCCGTGTCGCCGGCTTCCTCGGTGGAATCGCTGGTGATGCCGAGTGCCTGCCCGACTTCCTGGGCGCTCTCCTTGAGTTCCCGGAAGGGGGCAACGATGGACTCCTTGATGCTGGAGCCCGCAGTCTTCAGAGCATCCCACAGACCATCCCAGGCCTCCTTGAGGCGCCTGAGACTGGGCGTGATCTCGTCATGGAATCCCTCGGAGAAGTTGTTCCAGATACGCTTCAGGCCGTTACCAGTCCAGATAAGGGCCTTGATAACGTTCTCGGCGACATTCAGACTCTCATACCAACTCTGAACGGCCTCGACGCTCTCCAGAAGACTCCAAGACCAACCCGCGGTATGACCGCGGAGGTTGGAAATGATGGCTCCCAGTCCCTTGAGCGCTCCGCCGGCGATCCATCCGATAACCTTGGCGAAGTCGGTGAGAACCAGTACACCTATTTTGACGATCCGGAAGAACGACTCGAAGTAGTTACCGATCGACTCGACTGTGGCCTCGCTGGGGACCAGCTTAGCCATGAAGTTGGCGAACGCCTCGGACATAGCGTACAGTCCCTCGGCGGACGGGCCGCTGAAGACCTGCGAGAACGCCTGACCAATGCGCTGGAGCGGATCCCACATGGCGTGGAACAGCGAAGCTAGACCTTCGAGGACCTTCTGCCTACCGCCGAGGTCAGCCCATCCCTGAAGAAGGGCGTTCCGGGCGTTACCCATCTGTGTGATGACACCGCTCGGACCCGTGAGGAATGCACCGACCTTGGTCCACAGTTCCTTGGCCTGCTCGAAGTCGCCGAAGATGATTCGGAACGACTGAGCCCAGGATGAACCGAGCTCCTCACCGATGACGCCCATCAACTGGGAGAACGTCTTGATGTCCTGAGCCGCAGACATACCGGTCTTGGCCAGTTCCTGGATCTGAGCGACCTGCTCCTCGGTGTAACCCATGGAGAGAAGCTGCTCGTCGGTGTACTCACCGGCCATCTGCTTCAGGGTCTCCATCATGATCTCCTGGGTCAGCCATCCCTCCTGGAGGGAGAGTCTGAACGACCCGTTCTTGGCGATCATTTCGTCGACGCTCTTGCCGTGGACCTTGGCTGTCTGAATCAGCTGGTCCTGGAACTGCTTGGTGGCGATGCCGGCGTTCTCCAGGGACATCCAGTCCTGAAGCTTCACCGTTCCTGCGGCCATAGCCTGCGAAAGCTGGTACATAGCCCTCGAGGTAGACTCGGAGTTGGCGCCTGCAACGGCCGCCCAGTTCGCCAGACCCTTAATCGACGCGACCGAGTCGTCCAGTCCGATACCGGCAGCGGTGAACTTACCGATATTGGACGTCATCTCACCGAAGTTGTAGATGGTCTGGTCTGCGTAAGTGTTCAACTGGTCCAGAGCCGCGTTAACGGTCTGGATCGTCTCGCCCTTCTGGGCAGTGTTGGCGAGAATGGTCTGAACGGAGTTGAGCTGGAGCTCGTACTCCTTCATACCGTCGATAAGGGGTTGAACAGTGAAGCTCGAGAGCATCGAGGAGCCGATTTCGGCGATCTTCCCGCCGATGCTGGCGAGTGCGCCGAATGCGATCGACTGGAGAGCCGAGAATTTGCTCGTAGTCTCGGCAATGCCCGCCTGGGCCTCCGAGAAATTAAGGTTCTTGGCGGCCGCGGAGACCTGATTGATCCCCTCGACACCACCACGAAATGCCAACCCCTCCTCGAGCTTCTTGACTCCGTTGAGAGAGTCCTGAACCCCGTTCATGAATTGACCGTTGTTGAACTTTAGAGCGACTACCCGCTCCTCGATTGACGCCACTAGCCTCTCACCGCGCTTTCAAGCTGCTTGACGATGCTGTCGAATATAGGCCGGAGCGCCGGATTTATATAATCCACGCCCTGGACATAGCCACCGGTCCTGGTGCCATGCCCGTATTGCAATATGACTGCGATCGGGACACCCTGCTCCACGTGGGAGTTGTTCCAGACCAGCGAGACTCGATTTCTGCTCCGCTTGATCTCGTAGGACCAGCTGGATGCAGTGTAACCGGACCTGACCGGAGTAGCAGCAGCTAGCGCAGCCACCCCGGCCTGTCCGCAGTCGTCGAGGAAATCGAAGAAGCGGCCCTCTTTGAGTCTCTCGAGCCACTTTCCCGTGTCCATCCTCGAATCCATCTCCAGCGTGAACGCTGGACTCATGCTGCCCTCTCTAAGGCGGCCGCCATGCCAGACACAATGGCGCCCATAGCCCCTCGAGACCATGCCGTTTGGAGCTGGGTAGCGTCAGCGGGAATATGGGCAACCGTTGGGAGACCTGAGGCCTTCAAGGGATCCCATGTGGTCTGGGGCGCATCGAACTCCATGGACAGAATATCGCAGACCTTACCCGTGAGGAAGTCTGGATAGTTTGCCTTGCCGATATCCGCGTTGTAAGCGTAACCCCAGGTCTTGAAGCCGCGCTCTCGCATCATGTCGAACGCCCACTTGGAGTCGTAATACGCCTTGAGGATGACCTTCTGCTCCATGCCCTTGAACATGGCGCAAACTTCTTTCCACTCACCGAGCTTGTGCTTTGGATCAAAGACGATGACGTGACTCTTGGAGTATGTATCGATTAACCAGTCGATCGTCGCCGGCAGGTACCGGGTCTTCGATGCTTCGGCCTTGATCTCACCCCAGGTGTACTCGTCAGCGTTCTTGGTCAGAGCCGGAACAAGACGCGACAGGCTCTTATCGTGACATCCGAACCAGACGCCATCCTTGCTCCGGGCAGCCGAGAACTCCAGCGCATGCGCGTGGTAGTCAACCGCCTGTGTGTAGCCGATCTCGGTGTGCTCAGGCCAAGACTGGGATGAGCCCCGATGCCCCACGATGAAATGCGGCGTACTGAGCAGCTCTGCGATTGTCTTGGCGCCTCCCGGAATTGCACGCATCGTGCTCGTTGGTGTCTCCCGAGCCCCGTCCCAGACGGTAACACGAACACCGGAACCGTCAGCGAGAGTGGGATCAAGCGTGCCCGTCTCCGCCTGGAGCTGGACGTCGACGCCGAAGAGGGTTTTCACACCGGTTTCGGTTGGCGGAACATACGGCGACTGAGCATACCCGACGACGATCGACGACCAGGACAGCTTGGTATCCTTGCCCCACGCGCCGTTGGTCAACGACTCGACGTTGGGCGGGAAAGTAGCCACCGGAAGGGCCGCTATGTCATGCTGCACGAACCCTGTGATCTGAGGAAATGGTCCGTCTTTCCAGCCATCGGCGCTTCCTCCGGGTACACGAGGGACCAGGTTCTTGACCTTGGCCCCATCGAATACCGCGAGAACCGCAACGTGCCGTCCGTTGTGGGCCGGGTCCGGAGACTTCCACACAACGTTCTGTGTGTCGGCAGGATCGGCAACCATTTTGACGGCTACGGTGCAAGACCGGATGTCCTCGCCGCCGGCGTACTTCCCAGTCCAACCAGCGGGCGTGCAATCCCGCATGTGGTTGAGTTGGCCGCCCACTACGAGCAGAGCCCAGTCCCCTGCGACCGACGGAACGCTGAGTTTCTCGTCCTGGTTCTTAGAGACTGCGATACCCTTCATGTGGGATGCCATGATCAGGCCTTTCGTACGATAACCGTGTTCGGAGGAGTACCCGCGGGCACCTGCTCCTCACGACCGAGGACCATGACGTTCCCATTACCGCCGCCTCCGCCACCAGCAGGACGATTAGTCTTGATGGTGACGTCGACGACGTTATCCTCACTCAGGGTGACGTTCTTGGCGGCGCTCCAGCCCTGGTCATCCAGGAAGAGTCGAGCGTTGGTGCTGCGGAAGAACCACACCATACCGTCGATCTTACCGTTCTCTCCGGCAGTATCAACAAAGGTGGGGCCGTCATCAGGATCGACGGTCAGTGTGGCGAACGGGGGGATGTCTCCTTTGACGTGACAGTAAGGCACGATGGCCTCACTTGCCCTCGTCAGACTTCGGCTTGGCCTCGTTGAGCGCCTTCAGGATCAGGTCCTGCTTGTAGGAGATGTCCTTCAGCCAACCAACGATGGGGCCGTCGAAACGACGACCGGCGATGCCGGCACCCGTCTGGTCGGAAACCTCGACAAGGCGGTCCTTGATCTCGGAAAGCAGATCGGTTGCGTATGACACTTCGAGTTCCTCTCCGCCGTCGCTCGTGCCCTGAGACGGACGGCCTTTGTTGTACCAGTAGCGGCATGCGTCGGAGAACGGCACGCCGTACGCTTCGTAGGACCCATACATGGTCCCGGAATTGTAGCGGGACCCCACACGGCGGAGGTCCTCGTAGGAATCGCCCTCGGCGTCAATGAGACCCTTGAGGATGGAGCATCCGACCTCGGCCGACTTCTGCGGATCCCACCAGGCTCGGTCGGGATCATTGATGAAATATCCGTTGTAGGTGACCTGAAGTGGGCCAACGCCGTTCGAGGTGCCCCACTCGGATACGATGGGCCAGAAGTAGTTCTTGAAGTTGTGCTCCGTGACCTCGCCCCAGCCCGAGCAGGCGCCTCCGGCGTCGTGGCCGTAGATATTGGCGCCCTCCTCACCGGTCTCCACCTTGAGGCAGCCGAGAGCGGCCCACCAAGGACACCCGGTGGCGTCGGCGGCGCGGAGAACGGCCTCTTGGATGGAGGTACCGGCAGATGACTCGGCGTGTGAGGGAGCCGAGCCGCCGTGGTTGTCCCGTCGACGAAGACAGTGGGTCCAGGATGCGGACAGAGTATAGGGATGCTCGTCGTACTCCTTAGACCGGACCTCTTGCTCAGTCTGGTCCCCCATCCAACCATCATCACTTCCGTCCTCAGCGATCCATGCCTCAGACAGGGTTGTCGGATTGAGACTCGTCACAATAGCGACGTGCCCTTTACCACCCGAAGCCGCCTCGGACAAGACGATATCGCCGATCTCGAAGCCGCCGTCGGGCTCGTTGCCCGTCCAGGAATCCGAGATGTCGGCGAAGTTGCGCTGAGCGCACTCCTCCCGAAGGGACCCGGTCCAGGTAGACCGGGGGAAATAACCGGCAGTGAAGGGCTCACCCCACTCGTGATGAGCTGCGAGGTTGTAGCAGCCTGCGACGAGAGCCGAGCAGTCGGCATTGGCTGGCGGATTGATGAGCCAGCCGTCCCAGTCGGACCGATCGTAGAAGGTCCAGCGATCGGGCTGCGAGTAGCCGACATCCGCAACGTCGGCGTAGTACCTTGCGCAGGATGCTGCGTATTGAGATACAGTCATTTTGACCTTTTCAGCCGTTGGAGTTCTCGATGGGGGCGAAGAGTACGGGAATGATTCGAGCGCCATTGGACTTGAGCTGCGCGCGAACACGCGGAGGCGTTGTTGCATCTCCGGGCCAGATCTCGATGATAGATCCGTCGTCTGTGTAGTCACCCTTAGGGAGAACGAACGTTGCCCGGCTTCGAACCTGGATCTCCTTGGGGAGATCGACAACCTTGACGTCCCTCGTTCCGTTAAGATCCTGAGTTTGCCAGTCACTATTGCGCTTGACGTAGACCATGCCTGCCATGATGCGGTAGACGTAGGCGTTGTCGTCGGGGCACTTGATCCAGCCGGTGTCGAACGTCCCGTACCCAGCGGCGGCCCGGTTATTGAACCAGACAACCTTCTCGGGCATGGACTCCTTGAGGTCGATCATCTTCTGGTCCGAGCTACCGTCCTTGCGGATGACCCGAACCAAGGCCCTGGATCCCTCGTAGAACGGGACGTCCAGCTCAAACTCAGGATTCGCTCCCAGGGTGATCGAGGCGTCGGTGACTCCGTTGGTAGGGGAGATGTAGACGGTGCTGAACGGACTGGACTCTCCTCGAACTTTACCGTGGAGAAGAGGAGTGACACCAGGCATGTTAACCTCTCGAGTTGTACTTGGCCCGTCTCGCCGCGTTCAGAGCCTGATTCTGTCGAAGCATAGCGGCGGTCGACATCTTCTTGTCGGGTTGGTTCTTGACATTACACACTCGAATGAGTGTGAGAAGTCGATGAAGGTGCCAGTGCTGGCACTCGAACGGAATCTGGAGAGCGACCATCCAGTAGTAGACCAGCTCCGACGTGATAACATTTCGAGCGGGGCTGGATCCCTCGGACTCCACGAATGTGGTTGCTGTCATCGAGTCCTCGATGTACTCTCGGATCCGTTTCACGTTGTCCATGGACAAGTGCGAGTAGACGACGGGGTCGACGTCGTTCAGAGTCATGCACTTAATGTAGTCCAGGACCTGCTCTTCAGTGAGCTTCTCGTTGCCGATGTATGGGATGTGCCATTTGGACTCCCATTTTGACAGAGCGACGAGACTGTGCTCCAGCTCGAGGTCGCCCTCGAATCCGTTGATGAACTCATTGCGATCCTCGTCGTAGAGCTCATCTCCGACGACGTGAATCGTCAGCATTCGTTCCTCCCTGGGGTCACCACGGACCCCGGAGCGTATCACGGGGTCCGTGGGAGTTGTCAGCCAGCACCCTTGACTGCGGAGATGACCTCGTCGGGGGTCGGGAGCTTGGCGTCGTTAGCGCCGTCGCCCCAGATCAGCTTCTCGATAGCGGTCATGCCGTTCTTGCCGATGACGCTGGAGTCGAGGGTGACGACACAGGTCGGCTTGTGGTCGGTGACGTTCACCGGGGTGCCCTTGAAGGACCACGAGAAGGTGATCGCCTCAGGGGAGTCGTTGATCGTACCGTAGGACCGCTCCGAGGGGGAGGCGGCCAGACCGTACAGAAGGTGCAGCTTGTAGCCGTAGTTGTTCTTCTGCTGGTCGTTACCCTTGATGGTGCGGTATGCCAGCCCGAAGGAGGAGCGCTCCTGCTGACCGATGACGACCTTGTCGACAATTGCCGAGCCGTCACACTGGAGCCACTCGTCCGGGTAGGTGTAAGCCTCGATCTTGCCCTCGAACGTCTCCGCCGAGGTCAGAGAGAGGTACTTGATGTTGTCCGCGTACAGGTCGGTCTGCTCCGCACCAGACGGGGTCTCAGTCACGTTGGTGAGACCCGACCAGGCGACGCCCTTGCTGTAAGCGCCAGTGGCGGGGTTGACGGGGAAGAGGACCCCACGGTCCACACCAGTCTCATAGAACTTCTTGCCCGTCTCGTCCCATGTGAGGACTGCCATCTATACTCCTTGGTAGATGTTGAACACGTCGTGATGAAGGTTGTGCGAGACGAAGTGCCTCTCGAAGGTGGACATAGGCAGGTCTGCCAGGACATCCAGCACCGGTTCGTCGGGGTTCCTGCTGATGAGTGTGACCGAATAACGCGGCGTGTACATCCAGTTGGTGTTGTCCCCGAACTTCGAGTCGGCTCGACTCCGTTCGTACACGATGCACGGGTAGGTGAGCTGGACGGACTCCGGGGGTTGGAAGTAGACGTTCCTAGAGCCCAGGGCCTCGACGAGTTTCTGGTGGAACTCAAGGCGTTGGGCCATTGTACACCTCTCCGAGGTTGAGGATGAGACGGGGGCGGCGGACCTCCACGTTTGTGACGACCCAGCGCGCCCCCATCCACCTCACATACTTGATGGCGAAGAAGTTCTCCTCGGCGTAAGAGTCGGCCAAGATAGAGATCTCGTTGTTGAGTCGGAGATTCTGAAGAACCTTCGGCTCGCTGTCGTACTGCTTCTGGGAACGGTTCACGTCCCCATAGTACTCCCTCTCCGTAATCTTGTCCTCGAACACTCCCGGCGTTGTCTCGACGGCGTGTCCGTAACCTATGCTTCCGAAGAATCTTGCCATTTTGACCGGATCAGGCCGTAGCCTTCTCGATGACGATCGCGGACTTGTACTTCGTCAGCGAGCCCGAGCAACGACCCTCCAGCAGGTACTTCTGCTGGTTGAAGTCGATGTCGAACTGCTCGAAGAAGGAGGTCTCGCCGCCCTTGTCAGCACCCAGGGTGTAGTCCTGCATGTTGACGATGATGCCGAGGAGGTTCTGGGTCTTGCCCCCGACCTCGCGCTTGGCGCCCTCCATGACCTCAACCTCGATGACATCCGAGACGTTCAGGGCGTTGGCAACGGCCTGCTTGGTCTCGTAGATGTAGCGCTTGTTGATGTCCTTGATCTCGAGCATGTCACACACGAACGCGTTCGTGGTGAACAGGACCGGCATGCCGGAGCCCTTGTAGAACTTCCGGGACCGGCGGACGATGTCAATGACATCCTCGGTCTTGGCATCCTTGTCGACAAGGACCTTGTGGGAGAACAGCTCGTCATCCTTCCAGATAGGACGGATGTTGGTCTCCTTGATCTTGTCGGGGTTGGACACATCGCGACCGTCACCGATCAGGACGGCGCGAGCGAGCTCCTCCTCGAGGGCCAGGCGCAGGTTCTGCTGCATCCAGGCGACGACGTTGAACGTGGTGATGTCAAGGACGTCGTCACGGTCGATCTTCGTCTTGTTGTAAACGGTCGTCGGCTCGGTCTTCCGGTTGGCGACCTCGTAGACGACATCCTTCTTGCGGGTGGCCTTGACGTAGCCCTTGGCCCGCAGGTCGTCAGCGGTAAGGTTGGACCACTGAGTCTTGACACGGGAGAAGGGGGAGTGCTTGGCGCCCTGGAGAACCTTGGAAACCCAAGAGTTCTCGCGCATGATGCGCTGGGGCTCCGGGTCCAGGTTGGTGGCGTCCGGGAACAGCAGCTCCGGGTTCTTGATACCGTAGTCCGCGGCGTGAGCCAGGACCGCGGTGCGGAGCGTCATGCCGGGCTGACGAGCCTCAGCGAAGATCTGCTCCTCATCGGCGTGAGAGAGGTGCGGGCCCATAATGTTACGAGCGTCGCCCTCGAAGATGTTAGAATGCATCAGAGTATCACCCCCGAAGTCGCCGTGCTCGGCGTCCTCATCGTAGTCTTCGTCGTCATAGTCCTCATCGAACTCTTCGTCCTCGTCGAAGTCCTCATCCTCGTCGTCAACGTCACCGCCGATCTCCTCGATAAGGGCCGCAACAGCCAGACGCTGGTCTTCATTGAGGGTCTCGAGAACATCGGCGACCGTGAGGTCGTCCTCGTCTTCGTCCATGGATTCTGTGTCCTCCGTTGTTTCTCCGGAATCGTGCGAGAGCGTAAGGCCTGAATAAATAACGGCCTCATCCTCGGACTCGGTCCATGAACCATCCGAGTGCTCCAGAGCAACGTTGTCGATCAAGGCGCCCGGGTTGGCCCCGGACAGGACCATGGAAACCTCGACGATGTTGCCGTGAATAACGTCACCGCCCCGCTGGTCGAGGCGGTTGGCGTAGATCGAGAGAGCCTTGACGTCGCCGTGCTTCACGAGCTCCTTGGCGTTATCCGCACCGGGAGTGTCGTTGAACGCGCAGTAGGCGTAAACACCCTCATCCCGATTCTCGAGCAGTGCGTGCCCGAGAACGTTGTCGACGGCGTTGTGCCCATGCTGCCATACAAGCGGCACGCGCTGGCCGTCATTCTCCTTGAACGCATTATGCTTGATAGTGCGCCCGTCGGAGCAGGTCAGGTCGTTCTTAGTGGCCCAGCCACTGAAGTCGAACTTCATCCTTCTCCTCTGACTTGGCTCATCGGCATGCTGAGCACTGACTGAACATCAGGACCGGAGTCCGAAATATCCCCCTCGCCGTCCAGGGAGGTATCACCCATCTGAGGGTTGATGTTCGGGTTCTGCAACTGATCCGCCTGCTCGTTCGGGGACGGCGGAAGACCGATCCTCGTACGTGCCTCATTCGGCGTGATGACCTGGTCCCTGAGCATGGTGTCCAGAGACGTGACGATCTGGCTCGGAGGAACGTTCTTGAACGGGTCGCGGATGTACTGAACGGCCTGCCCCTGGGTGCGCGCGGTCTTCGTTAGGAAGGCCTTGCTCATCCCGTCGGCGAGAGCCGAGAGTACGGGCTCCACAGCCCGGTTCCAATAGTGCGTCCAGACGATCTCCGTCGCAGTACCCTTGAAGACGTCCTCTGAGATACCCAGTCGACTCATGAGCTCGGCGGTGAGGAACTTGATCTGATCAAGCAGGTTGTTCTCCGCCGGGCGGTTCAGCTGAGTGATCTTCTCGGAACCGTCGGTGTAGGCGATCCCATGCCCGCCCTTGCCTAGCTGGTCCTCGATGGACTGGATGCGGTTCTCTGCCCGCTGGCGCATGGCCTCGGTCTTGACGACATAGGGGAGCTGGATGATGATGTCCAGCTTTCCGGTGTACGTCTTCTCGTCGGCTAGGTCCAGCATGGAGAGTTTGCGGCTCAGTCGCTTGAGGGTCGAGTTCGGCTTGTTCATCACCTCATAGAGAGGATTCTCGATGATGGCGACGGTGCGCTTCGGCAGGATCACCCGCTCCTTGGTAGAGCGAGCCTGGTTGTAGACCTCAACCTCGACCTGCTCGGGGAACCACTGTGTGATCCGCCCAACTCGCAGTTGTTTGATGTCGAAGCTGTTGTTAGTCCTCGGGTCCAAGTCGGACTCGACGGGAACGATCGCAATGACGCCTTCGTCGAACAGGGACAGCACAGCATCCTGGATGAAGGCCCGGCCGCTCTGGTCGATGTTGGGCTCCAGCATCAGGCAGTCATTCAGGGCTGACCGCCGAACGCCAACAAACGTTCCATTTTGAGCTGTGTCGACATGTCGGATCGGCGTGGCGGACACGTCGATGGCGATCATGTTGAACAGCGACGAGATGATCGACTTGTCGGCCGTCCATCCGAGAGCGAGCCGGTCGGCCCGTACGGAGTAGGACGGACCGAGGTGCGATCGATCGATGTCCCTGCCAGTGAAGGCGTTGTAGGCGTGCTGTAGTCTGTCTCGCAGTCCTATGTCCTTCACCTCCTAGTCGAACATGTCCTTGTTGAGTTTGTAGGCGACCCAGGCGTCCATCAGGGCGGCGACCGAGTCGATCTTGTTCTCCCGTCGGGCCTTCAGGAGCTTGCGGTTCCCGTTGGTGTCCTCCAGGGTGATGGCGTTCCCCATCGTGAAGGTCATCATGGACTGGTCGAAGAGGAGCTTGCGATCCTCCGCCATGTCCTTGATCTCACCAAGGGGCACAGACTCGGTCCGGGCTCCCTGGATCACCTTCTCGATGCCGAACGGTCCGTTCTCGTTCTCCCAGCGGGTCACGAACTCTTTGGCGTTGTACGGGTCGAAGCCCAGGCAGCGCACGTCGTACTCGCAGTCCGCGATGAACGCCTCGAGGTCTTCGTAGACGTTCATCATGTCAAGAACCGTACCCTCGAGCACCATGAGTGAGCCCTCCTGCAGGAACTCCTCGTACTTCTGACGAGTGGCTCCCGGAAGGCGCAACATGGTGCGCTCAGAAATGTAGCAGCGCGTCTTGACGCCAAACCTGCCCCGGCTGAGGGGGAACAAGAATGTGAAGGCGGTGAAGTCGTCGCCCTGTGACAGGTCGACGCCGATGGAACAAGGCATGCCCCAGAAGTCCTGACGGTTGTGCCGCAGGGTCTCCTCGTAAGTGAAGAAGTACGTGTACCCCTCCATGGGGATGCCGAACCTCTTGGCCAGGATGTCGTTCCTAGCCGCAGGCACGTGCTCCGCCCTTTCGACGTCTCGCTGATATGTCTCGTAGGAGACAGTAGCCCCAAGGTTTGGTTGGGCCTTCAGCCAGGTCGACGGATCCCCGACCTCCTTGAGGTCATCGAGCCTGTAGTAGAAGATGGATGTGTGAGGATCCGAGTACTCCCCTCGAAGAATATTGAGGAGCTCCATCTTCATATTGTCGCCGGCCGAGTTCCTGACGGTACCTTCCGAGGACACTGCCAGGATAAGCCAGTCGTCAACCTTGGACGCGCCCTGCTCGATAGCGCCGACCACGTCTTCGCGGATATCGCCCGAGAGCCACTCGTCCACCGTGTTCATCTTGGTGCGGAGGCCCTGGAGCTTGTCGATCGACATGGGGCGAACCTCGAGCAGGCTGTTGGTCATGAAGTTCTCGATACCCTTCTTGGTGGGGACGAGCTTCTGCCTGAGCGCGCGGTTGCCGGTCGTGTTTTGGAGAGACCCCTGAGTCATGAAATCGAACAGTGGGCCCTTGGCTCTTGTGATGGCGGTGCGGAAAGGCTGCATGACCTCCTCGGCCTGCTTCATCGTCGGCGCCGTCGTCACCTGGTGGGTGGTCGACGTGTCGATTGTGAGGAAGTAGGCTTGCAGGAGGGTTTCATACAGGGACTTCGCCCCGCCTCGGGCGACGATGATGTACTGCTTGTTGATGAGGCGCTGCTTCACCCGGCGTTTCTCGAAATGGCCGCCAGCTGTCGTCTTGTTAGGGACGTAGACTGATCGCTCGGTAAAGATCCACCATCCGAAGATCTGTTCAGCCCAGAGTTTGAAGCTCGGGAGGAGCCGGAGATCGGATCCGTCGGTAAGAGTCATCTCCGCTTCCGCGAAGCGGATGAACCCCTCCACAGCGTCGCTATCGTAATAAAAGCCGGGATTGCGAATCCGATCATCTATCCGGTTCATCTCCATCTCGATCTCCTTGCAGATCGGAATCCGACCTGCGAGGACATCGTCTCTGAACTCAGCGTAATATCGCGGGGTAGCGGTATTGGAGAGCATGGTCAGCGGCGGCGCTTCCTAGAGCTTCCACTCTTCTTTCCGCCATTGGCCTTTCGGTTGATAGCCGCTCCTGCTGCCGCTGCGGCCGCGTTGGCGCCAATTCCGGCACCTAGTCCGAGGGCGGCACGTTTGGCGAGCTTATCAGCACCGGCGCCCTTTCCGGCCACGACCCTGGTTCCGGTGGTAGCGAGCTTCCTGTAGCCGACGCCCTTACCGGGCTGAACAACATGAGTCGAAAGCGCCTTACCGGGAGCCTTAGCGGCCTGTTTGCCGAACTTAGACTTAGCCGCCCCTGCCGCCTTACCAGCCGCAGCCTTGGCCGAAGACTTCACACCGCCGACGCCGCCCTCAGCTGCCTTGCGTGCCTTATTACCAACCTTCCAAGCCTGATTCTTGGCCTTGTAGCCGGCACCTCTGACTGCGTTACCCGTCTTGAATGCGGCTGCATTGGTGGCGAGACGAGTGGCCTCTGCGTACTTACCGGCCTTGGTAGTCTTCAGCTTCTCGGCTGCGCCCTTGGCGTTAGCAGACTGAGCCTTAGCGAACCGCTTGGCCTGGGCCTGCTTGACTCGAGCCTGGGCACCGAGATTACGACCCTTGCCCTTGGCAAAGTCCTTAGCGGAGGCTCCGTGCTTCTTGGCCAGAGCAGCGATCTTCTTGCCCTTGCCCGACTTGTGCAGGTAGTATCCAGCACCAGCGGCAGCTGCCGTGCCAAGAACACCGGCGATAGCGGCTTTCTGCTTACGGGAAAGCCCCCTGCGCTTCTTGGTTGATCCGGCGCCTCCGGAAGCGGCTCGTTGCTTGCGAACGCCCCATTTCATGCCCTTGACGCCGTGGTGTGCGAGGACCTCGTCCTCGTCGATAAAGAACAGGTTGTCAGTCATGTCCTAATCCTACTTCTTGAACCGTTTGGCGCCTTTGATGGCGGCGGATCCGCCTCGGCCGGCAGCCTTCTTCAGGCCCTTCTGGATTGCGTTCTGCAGAGTGTTGGCTGCGGCCTCTTCGACCGCCTTCCCCGCCTTGGCGCGATAGCGCTCCATCCGAGTCTGGGTCAGCTGACGGTACTCCTTCTCCAAACGGAGCCGGTTGTTGACCCGCCTGAGCTGATCATCGGACATACCATCTATTTTGGCCTGCTTTTTGGAAGTCCACCTCTTCGCACCCTTGATGCGAGACTTTCGGATTCCCCAGCGCATCCCCTTGATACCGTGGTGAGCGAGAACATCGTCGTGCTGAACGACACGCTTGATCTTCTTCGCCCCCTTGACCGCTTTGGTGAGTAGCTGCTTCTCGGTGGGGGCGATCCCAGCGGCCTTAGCCCCCTGGTACCCTATGTAACCGAGAGCCAGGGCGCCTCCAGCCCGCCCGACGTTCCCTGTAGCGATGTTGCCAACTCCACGAACGGTCTTACCAGCGGAGTTGCGTGCATTCTTCCGACCGCGCTGCCTTCGAGCCTGAGAAGCCCGCTTAGACATGTCGGTACTGGCAACAGCCTTGTCGAATTCGCTCTTGTAGAACGGATCCTTCGAGCGGGCCTTGACTGTTGCTTTAATCAGCTTCCGCCGAGTGCCGGCACCCTCGCCGTAGTACATCTTGGCCTGGGTGAATTCCTTGGCGTCACGACGAGCGCGGCGGCGAACGCCCCACTTCATGCCTTTGACGCCGTAATGCATCAGCTCCGAATGACCCATTCGCTTGTTATGCCCCTTCTTGTAATACCTACGAGCGGCTTCAGCGAGAGTTGCATCGGTTGCGTAGGTCTTGCCTAGCTGGCCGGTGTCGAGTTCGTTGTAATACTTCTCTCGACGCTCAGTAGCGGTGAGCTGACGGTTTCGCTGGTTTCCAAGGCGCCAGTCACGAGCCGCTTTTGCTTGCGCCTTGCGCTTCTTGATGAAGGCCTCAATCGTAGCGATGTCGTGGTCACCATACTTAGCCTTGAGTTTGGCTTCGTACTTGGCGCGGCGCTCGGCATTCCGCTGCTCACGGCTCTTCCGAGCACCCTTGCGCATCCCTTTGACCCCGTAGTGCATGAGTTGATCGCTCATGGAGTCTCCTTCTGGAGGTTAATACGCCAGGCGTACTCCTGAAGCTGCTTCTCGATTGCCGTCACGACGAAGGAGTTCGCTGGCGGGTCGAATACAAGCCGCACTTGCAAATACAGATACGTCTTGACGGCCTCTATGTTCTTCGTGACGCCGTTGATGTATTGATCCCAAGTCTCCGTCTTGCCGGCGATCCTGAACGAGGGCAGACCGATCTGCTCCGCGAACATGAGCGCCGTGTTTGTGTGGAGAATAATCTCTTGATCGAAGGCCGTGTAGTCCTCGGTGATACCGAGAGCCTTCTTGATGTCATTCAATATCGAATCAGCCACGGTCACCTCCAGGGTATCATGTCGTTCGGCGTTCTCTCGACTAGAGGCTTGGGTAACAGGCTCGCATCGCCGAAGTGAATCGCGTTATGTGTGTCGTGTCGCACGCAGATCAGGTACTCGGGGTCAAGGATGTCGGGATTGAACTCTCCCTCGAGGTCCTCGGGCCGAATCGGGTTCATGTGATGAACAAGAATCTTACCGTAGATGTCGTGACCCGGGACCCCGAGGTCGCATGCGTCGTCTCTGAGGATTACCTTCTGTCTTGCTTGACGCCATTCGGTCGAGTGATAGAAGGATTGGTTCAGATACCGTTCGAAACCGAAGGTCTGATCCCCTGGATCCTGGTTGAGACGTAGGTACTCGTACCGGTCCTCGAAGGAATCGATGCGAGAGAGTTCACTGAAGGTCCGAATCCGACTCAAGACCCACACCTCCTCCGGCGTAGGACTTGAATGCCTCGAGAACCTCCTTGTAGGCCTCCTCCCCTCGTGCTGAGGCCGCCAGAGCGTCGGCTTTGGCCTTGAGCATGTCGTTCTCGGCCTTGATTCGCTCCTGCTCCAACCGCTCACGGCTCGTGGCGAGCTTGAGGTAGTGCGTGATGATGGAAGGAGGAGCCGTGCCGTCCAGTAGCATCTCCTCGGCTCGCTGGACTGCGAGCGAAATGAGTTGATTCTCCTGCTGCTCCGGAGTGGCGGCCCGTCCTCTGGGTGACTTCTTGGCCCTTGCCACGGAGTTCTCTCCTATTCCGGGTTCCTTTGCTGTTTCCGAATCCGGGTTTCAGGTAGGACAGGACGACTTGCGTACCCCTCGTTGGGTAGAAAGGAACGAACGCAAGAAGACCCCAACGACACAGGTCGTCCTGTCTTATCCGAAACCCGGATTCGGTGTGCCCAAACCTACCTCCTGTCCCTTATACCACACT